CCCGATATTTTCAGCAAAAGTGGGGAATAATCCCTGTATTGCTAATAATAAGCCTATCAAGTTATACTTTCCATAGAATATTCTCCTTTTTCTCAGGAATGGGGCCATTGCTGATCAGGCCTCATTTCTTTCGAGTGAGTGAATGAAAGAATGGACATAGCAACTGCAATCGCAATCATCTTCTTCTGCATAGGGAGCTTCTGCCTGGGATATGCAGTGTGTTTGTGGAAAGAGTGTAGGTGAAAGTCGTGGTGAGATATGAGTAGGTAAGTTGACAAATCGTTACAGCTTTACGCGCGTATGAGAAATCACAGAATGAATGAAGCAGAGCAAGCACAGGTAAAAGAGAATTTCCTAGAAGCATATGCCAAAACTGGCAATATCTTGCTCTCTTGCAAAGCTGCTGGCATTAGCAGGACAACCTACTACAACTGGCAAGAGAAGGATGAGGAATTTAGCTTTAAAGCTCATCAGGCTGAGCGAGACTTTGCTGATCTTGTCCTAGCGGAATTTGTGCAAAGGGCCGTACATGGCTACGAAAAACCAGTGATTAGTATGGGGCGCGTGGTCTATGAGGATGTACCTGAGCTTGACGAGCATGGTTTTCAAGTTATTGACGAGCAAGGAAAACCGATTGTTCATCATAGGCCGCTTATGGAGCGCGTGGTTAGTGACAGTCTTCTTGCCATGGCAGTCAAGAAGCATTTTCCTGAATATCGTGAGAAGCAGCAGGTAAGTGTGGATGGTTCAATTAAGATTAAGACTGAATGGGGGAATGCAGCGTTAGGAGAGGAGGACGAGACACTTGGCAGTAACAGCTCGCGAGATAACAGTTGAACTTTACTCTCCTCATCCTGGTCAGGTCACTGTACACCGGAGCAAGGCACGGTTTAGGGTTGTCCCTTGTGGTCGTCGCTTCGGCAAGACCTACCTCGGATGCAATGAGTTCATCAAGTTTGCTTGCGAACATTCTGATACGCTGCTGGCCTGGGTTGCTCCTACCTATCGACAAAGCAAGATAGCCTATCGCCTCATCAAAAGAAACCTTATTGGCCTTGTTAGCCACTCTTCAGACTCAGAACTGACATTAGAGCTTCCTAACGGGGCTCGTATGATGTTTTGCTCCTCAGATAATTATGATGCACTCAGAGGGAACGGTATCCATTTTCTAGTGATAGACGAATGTGCTGATGTGAACGAAAAAGCCTGGACTGAGGTGCTGCGTCCGACGCTTTCTGATACGCGTGGTAGGGCTATGTTTCTCGGCACTCCCAAAGGTCGCAATTTCTTTTACACCCTGTATCATCGTGGGCTTGATCCTATGTACCCCGATTGGGAAAGCTTTAAGGCTCCCTCTTCATCCAATCCGTACATCCCCAAAGGCGAAATAGAAGCAGCAAAGAAAGAATTGCCTGAAGACGCGTATCTACAAGAGTATGAAGCTGAGTTCTTGGAAGAGAGCGCGGGTGTCTTCAGACGCATAGAGGCCATTCTTGAAGGCAAGCTCGATCCTGATTATGCTCCTGAGTATGGACATCAATACATGCTTGGCTGGGACCATGCAAAATATCAGGACTACAGTGTCCTCACTCTTATGGACACAACGACGCGCAAAGTCGTATGGTGGGACCGCTTTAACCAGATGGATCATACCAAGCAAGTAGACCGTGTGGTAGCAGTCGCAAAGAAATTTAATGCTTTTGTACTGATGGACTCGACAGGGGCTGGTGATGTGGTTTTTGAGTTACTCAGATCAGCATATAGCAATTGTGATGGCTATGTGTTTACCAATCCATCGAAAAAGATATTGATAGAAACATTGCAGCTAGGTATCCAAGACAAGGCGTTTACCATGCCTGGCATTCCGGTTGTTGTCAATGAACTCAGACAATTTGAGTATAAGATAAGTCTAAGTAGGAATGTGATTTATGGGGCTCCAGACGGGGCTCACGACGATTGTGTAATTAGTTTGGCACTTGTCTGGTATGCCGTTCAGATGCAAGGTTTTGAGCATTTGGACGAGGAAACAGCGAGTGCGCTACAAAACTACGTAGGATACTAAAATGGGGATAGGTAGCTTTATGTCAAACGTGTTTAATGCTGCTCAAGTCGGCTGGGCTGCTGCTCGACGCGCTTATGATGAGCCGAATATGGGCAACCAATACCGCTCGTTCTACCGCAGAATAAGTGAGTACGACCTGCTCTGGTCCTACTACAACAGCTCGGCATTTGATCGTGCCGCTCGTTTCCTCAACAACCAGATAGCAGGCGGATACTATGGCCCGTATCTCTGGGATCGCTATAAGGCCAACTACAACCTCTATCGCAATATCCGACTCATCTACAATCCTGTTACCCGTCTTGTGAACTTCTATGCTGGCCAGATCTATCCAGGCGTGCTCTCTGAAGACGGGAGCAAACTACCTGACGGTGTGCCGCTAGCTATCCCCTTCTCAGATGACACTTCACCTCAACTGAAGAGTGCGATAGCGCAAATCTGGCAGTGGTCAAATTGGCAACAGAAGAAAGCCGTCGAGGTAAGGTATTGTGCTGCCCTTGGCAGTGTATTGGTAGAAGTTGAGGACGATTTAGAGCGAGGGAAAGTGTGTTTGTCGGTATGCTGGCCCGGGACTGTCACCGATCTTGAATTAGACAATGCTGGCAACGTGAAGAGTTACGCGATAGAGTATTACACCTATGAGGATGGTGTGGGACAATACCGATACAAGAAGACAGTTGATCAGCAGTATTTTAGGTACTTTAAGGATGACGAACCGTTCGATTATGGCTATGGAAGCGTGCTACTCAATCCGTATGGGTTTGTCCCTGCCGTCTGGATAAAACATAGTGACATGGGAGGTGATCATGGTGCCCCGGTCGTCTCAGGGAGCATGGGCAAGATAGACGAGCTAAACAATCTTGCTAGCCATGTACATGATCACATACACAAGGTTATCGGTGCTCCGTTGCTGATATCTTCCAAAGGACAAATTACCAATCTCTTCAGCACGCAAAAGCGTGGAGCAACTTCAGACTTTCAAGAGCCTGCTCAAGATCAAGAAAACCTGCTCATGCTTAGAGGGCCTGAAGATGCAAAGGCTACCCCACTAGCAGGCGATTTGAACATAGCAGACGCGGCAGCTGAGATGGCTCGTCTCATCAGTGAGATTGAGAACGACCATCCTGAGCTCAGTTTCTACAAAGAGCTTCGTACCATGTCACAAGTCACGGGACCAGGCGCTCAACGCATGATGGGAGATGTAGAGCAGCTTGTGGTAGAAGCCCAAGCTGGCTATGATCAACAGAATATCAAGCTGTTTCAAATGGCAGTAGCTATAGCTGGCTTCCGTGCTAATAGTGGCAATTGGGGACCGCTTAGCAGACAACAGGAGAAGTTTACGGACTTCAATCTCGACTCATACGAGCGTGGTGATCTTGAGCTGGCAATCATGCCCAGGCCGTTGCTCAATCCCACTAAGCTCGAGCGTGCTCAAGAGAACTTGGCAGTGTGGACAGGTGTCCAAGCGGCTGCAAATGCTGGTGTGCCTCTTGAATTTGTGCTTGAAAGTGAGGGATGGACACCTGATGAGCTGCAAAAGCTTGCACAGGCCAAACAGAAGGAAGATGCTGCTAATCAAGCCAAATTTGAACAACAGCAGAAGGTGATAGCGCAAAATCAACCTCCTCAGGATGGCAATCAGCAACAGAATGGGCAACAGAATGGGCAACCGATAGGACAGAAGGGATAGATTAATGAACGACACAATACCTATAGATAGCATAAAAGACAGGATGATACCTGCAATCAATCTAGTGCCTGTACTCAATAAAATCTATTGTCTTGCGCAGATACCCGACAAGCTAGAGGACAGGAAACTGATAGCGGATATTTACAAGATGCTACTTGCGCAAGTAGTAGAGCAGGAAGCAGCTAGTGATGCTACACCTAAGGTTATAGGCGCAACAGTAGGTGGATGGATAGAGTATGAATAACCACAAAGCCGAATTAAGGCTAGCAGATGGCACTGTAGTACGTACTGTACCAGAACTGCCTGCACTAGATTGGAGCTCAGAGCGTTCTAATTCCCTGGTAGAGGCTCTAAAGCCTGATTTTCTAAGCATGTTTGACAGTCCAATTCAAGCAACAGGCACGCTTACATCAGCAGATATAGACTCATTGCTTGCCATGATAGATGATCACTGTCTTACACCATCTGAAATATGCGTCTATGTACCTAATCATCGCTATTGGCAGATTAAATATGCACAACAAGGTAAGTGGTATCCCAGGCCTCGTAGAAGGAAAAACCAAGCTCGTATGAGCAAGAAATGGAGAGGTAGAGCATGAGCAGAGATACACAATTCCAAGGCTTTGCCAATCTGCTTGTAAGGATTTTGAGAGAAACAACGTCACAAGAAGAAGCAGAGTTGCTTTTAACCCATCATGCCTATGATTTGGTAAGACATACCTGTGAAGCAATAAGCAATTCTCAGGTTGCTCTGTATCCCGATGAAATGATCAAGGTAGTGCCAGACATGACTGAACTACCAGATGAGTACGTCATAGACAAGGTTGAGGCTTTCAAGAGGCTGGCTAGTCCTGGTGTCACCTTCTCGGATGAGCAGAAAGAGATGATACAGGAGAGGCTAGCAAAGGAGCAAGAGCCGTGAAAACAATCACTCTTCGTAACTATCCCTATCCTGCTCTCATCTTGCCTTATCCATCCGGTATCGCGATAGAGCAACAAGTAGCGGGCATGGCTACTGAGCACCGATCTGTAGAAGGGATATTCTTGCCGCTTCCTGTAGCATCACATAGGCTGGACAATTTCATGAGTGCTCTTGAGGCTATCCATCCTGGATGCTACAGTGAGGTTACATGGGATGAAGCGTGCAAGCTTGATGATGCACTTAAAGCATACGATATTCCGTTAGATGTAAATAAGGACAAGAGGAAAGAAAGTACGGAAGCATGGGTATATGTGCGTTTATTTGGCAAGGATGACAAATGGCCTCTTAGGCGTAGTTGGGACTCTTCATATAAGAAGTTTGCAAAGAAAATCAAGCCTGATGTAACAGATACAGAGATTGAAGCGGCTTGCTCCTGGGATATCTTTATCAATCTGGACATGCTAGAAGACTTTGCAGGTGAAGAGGCTATCTTAACATGGGAGAATTGTGACTAATGAACGATAGCGAGATATGGTCGCAAAGAAAAAAGGATGCACGTGAAAATAATATCAAATTCCAACCCGTGATTATGGTCTTGCATAATCAGCAGCATAATCGTTTAGAGTGCTCATGTGGAGCTTTAGCAACATTTGTCAATGTCGAACTAGCTGAAGACAGGAGAATAGAGTCTGTATGTGTGAGTTGCCATGATTGCTATTGCAAGGAGGATGAGAAATAGATGTACTACACAACCGTGTCCGTAGGGCTCGTAGAAGGCCATGAGAAAGACGGTATCAACGACGCGATAGCACAAGGTCTCACTGAGCTTCAAGAGGAGGTCAACGGGACTGTAGAGCTTGTGAACGTGGCTCATGTGGTCATTGGAGGAAAGCTGTGTGTGACTGTCATGGCAAGGCAGTATAAGCCCATAGCTCTAGGTGCTGGTGGTCTGCCCATGCAAGATGTGTTTATGCATGTGTTGAGGGAAAATAGATTAGTATGAAAGAAAGAAGGTGAGAATGTGAGTCAGACTAGGTTAGAACATCATTATCGCTGCTGGAATGATTGCCTTCCTCAAGGTTGCCCTGGCCATACGGCTGTTCTTCAATTTCAGAGTGTGTCAAATAGTCTGCATTTCTCAGATGGCAAAGGCAATGAGATGTATATGCAGACACCAGAGCTTGAAGCGTTTCTTGCGATGATACATACATTAAGTAAAAGCCGTACAGAGATAGAGAATGTATTGAATGAAATAAAGGAGCAAGCATGAAGAAGACAAAGAAGCAACCCAAGCCGATGAAAGGGAAAGGTGGATACTAATGACTGAAGAAGAGCTGATAGAACAACTATCTGATAAAGAACACGACTCATGGGCAAGGTGGATGAGCTATCTCTTTAGCAAGTGTGATGATTGGTATGAGACTGATGTCAATGAACAGGGGGTTTATGCTGGCAAAATAATTCCTCGTGAGCTAGTCGAACGCTGGCAACGGCAAATTGACACGCCTTATGCTGAACTATCCGAACGCGAAAAACAGTCTGATAGAGACGAGGTTGCTCATATTCTATCTATCATCAAAAAGTACGTAAGCGACAAGCTGACAAATGCAGTTGTGAAAACAATAAGCCGTGGCGGAATCGTGAATCCCTTGCGGAAACCATTACAAAGGGAAGGTGGGTATTAGATGGCAGAAGTAGAATTTACTGAGCAATTAGCACAGGTAGATTATGAGAATTGGCGATTATGGGTAACTCTTTTCCTTGATGGATTTCAGAAAGAGCCAGATGGTTCAATAAATATACCATCTGCATATGTGGAAGAATTACACACGCAAGCGCAAACGCTTTATAGTGAATTACCTGATCAGAAAAAGCAAGCGTGTCGCAACCGTGTATTTCACATGATGCCTGTCATCACTGAAGCGATAAAGCAGCGTGAGGCCCTAGCAGATCAATTTTTGAAGCAGTATGGAGAGCGAATTGAGCGGCTAGAACAACAACTGTTAGAACAACAGAAAGCTAAGCCTAGCGTGGAGCTCATTGATTGGCGACTCGGAGGCATTAAAGAGACTTTCCAGGTTTTGGAAAGGCAATTAGACGAGCTTTTGCGTCAACCTGATCCGAGTAAAGATATGCAGTTCTGGATGCACAAAGCTTTCAAAAACAAATGAACATTCCGTCATACTTGACAACATATAGAAAGGCGATTACACTATGAACATAACACCGCAAAATCCCGATCCAAACCATGGGAATGGAAACGGGACCCCACCGGCTCATGGAGCCAACTCAGGATCTCATGGAGATCAGAGTCCACAACTATCAGACCTACAAAAACAACTTGCTGAGCTGCAATCCAAAAATGCTGAATATCTTGCCGATAATCAAAAGTATCGTCAGGCGAAAAAAGAGCAAGATGAAGCGGCTCAAGCGGCTGAAGAAGCTAGGCTTAAGGAGCAGAATCAGTTCAAAGAGCTTGCAGAAAAGGCTTCTACACGTGTCAAAGAACTTGAGCCCGTCAAAGAGCGTTACGAACAGCTCTCAACACTTCTAGCCGATCAAATCAAAGCTCAGACCAAGGACTGGCCCAAAGAGGTCAAGGACCTTTTACCAAGCGATGATACTCCAATAGAAGTGCGCTACAGCCAAGTTCAAAAGCTCCAATCTCTTGCTATCCAACTAGCTGATAAAGCCCAAGCTCAGCAACGCGCAAGTCTACCCGGCAATACGCCCGGGCCGCGTCAAGCAAACCAAGAGCAGTCACGCGACCAACAAAAACAAGAGTTTCGCATTAGACGCGCAAAAAGTGGTCAGTACGGCCTATAACTAGTACAACTTAATCGATAATCACCTTTTGACCGCTCTTTACAAGCGGGGAAGGAGTTACATCTTATGTCCGCTATTGCAAAAAGCGGTACACCCTCTTTGTCCTCAATGAACCTTGATCCAGGGGCTCAAAAGCTTCCTGCCCTGATAGCCGGGGAAGCGTTGGCTGCTGGGGACGCCTGCTACATAAAGGCTTCAGATGGCCTCGTGTACAGATCTACAGGCGCGGCCGCAAACGCAGCCGCGAAAGTACGTGGCTTTGCTCCGACTGCAATCAACTCTGGTGAGCCTGTTTCCCTCATCTTCAATGTGTCCATGAACTATGGCTCTGGTCTGACACCCGGCGCTGATTACTACCTCAGTGGTAGCACAGCAGGTGGCCTAGATACAGCCACAAGCACAGGTGGCACCGCTCCTATTGCTTTTGCTATCGATGCAACACGCATCTATGTATTCCAGAGTAACTACTAGTCTGGTATAGGAGAAAGAGAAAATGGGATTCGGGACAAATACCTCATTTGATACTCTGGCCTATGCCAGAAACACCACCGTAGCCAAGTTCGGTGAAGATAGAGCATTCGATGCTATAGAAGTGGCATTTGAAGCGCACAACGAACAAATGCAAGAGATGATGCAAGATCTTGCAGAAATGACAACCGATCAGCTCAGAGCCTACGGCGGACCTGATAACATGGCAATGGAAGAGCTTGACGAGTTCGGTACTCCTGATGCTCAGAAAATCAGTGCTGGCCAGAATATCGGCTTCCCATGTAAGTACTACGGTATAGGTCTCCAATGGACTAGGCAGTACTTCCAAGGTGCAATGGCTAGCGAATTAGCTGCTCAGGCTACGGCCGCTATGGATGCTGACATCAAAATGATCAAGCGAGACATGGCGCGAGCACTCTTCTATCCCACAAACTATAGCTTCATTGATAGGCTTGCTCCAAAGAAACTGACTCTTCCGGTCAAATCTCTGGTAAATGCTGATTCGATGGCTATCCCACCTGCTCCCGATGGCACAACCTTTAATGGCGCTAGTCATACCCACTACCTTGGTACATCTGCCTTTGCAGCCGCTGATCTCACGGCTGGTGTAAGTACCGTCAATGAGCATTTTTTGAGCGGACAGATCACGATCATGATCAACATTGCTCAAGAGGCAACAGTACGCGGCTTCACAGGTTTTACCGCTCGGCTTCCTGTCTCTATCATCGGTTCTATCAGCTCAAACCAAGCCACAGCAAACCTTGACGTGTACAACGTGACCAATCGCTGCATAGGCGACTTTAACGGGGTAGAGGTCTGGGTAAAAGCTTGGATACCATCCGGCTATGTGCTCTTCCTGCATAGCGGCACAGGCGACAAAGTGCTCGTCAGGAGAACACTTGAAGGTGATACTGGCGATTTGCAACTGCTCTTTGACCTTGAAGAGTATCCTTTGCGGTCTAAGGCTATGGGTCGCAAGTTCGGCTTTGGAGTGTGGAACCGTCTAGCTGCTGCTGTACTGGATACAGGCCACAGCTCGTACAACCAACCAGTTATCAATTAGAGGTGAGATATGGCAGACAAAGATAAGAACGCGGCTGCTCAAGCGCCTACTCCCTCTGTGGACGTGGAGCAACAGCCACAGGATACCCGTGAAAACCCAAGCGTAAACGACCATAGCAGTCTCGTGAGTGCGCTCAAAGAGGCGTTTACCAAGGATAGATAGATCCCAGCGCCTAAGATCGGCATGGATGAGACGATCCCTGGCGGGAAGTACGTCAAATTCGGGCAGCTTGTCAATGCTAATGGAGAGCCCATTGATGAGAGCGGGAAAGTTCTCAAGAAGGACTAGCCATGAACAGGACCGACGCCACAAACTTGCTTACTCAGCAGTATAGAGAGCTGGCAACCGACGCCGAGTTCACGACTCAAAACACAACAGATGCTTACAATGCAGCTATTGATATGAGCTTGCGTCAACTCGGCTATCAGGAGAGTGATCTAGCGACGGCGGATGTGGATCAACCGAACGTGCTTAAATACATCGCTCTCTTGAACTACTACACACTAAAACGCTTCTCAACGCTGTACTCAATCAAGTTTGATGTGGAAGCTGGTCAAAAGGCAATTGTAGCAAGTCTTTCTCAGTCGTTCAAAATGATCACGGCTCTCTTGAATCAGGCAGCAGAGGAGCTTACTCAGTACGGTATCTTCGTAGGCAGTTCGCAAGGCTTCCAGCTTGGCAGAATGACACTGGACTACCTAGAGCCTAGCACGCTATCGGAGTTTTAGTTATGCCGTTTATCAGTAGCGCAACGCTTACCAAATTGGCAAATATAGCTAATAAAGCTCTGATAGATGATTGCACGATTGAACGTAATTCTGTTCAAAATGGGCAAGTCACCTCAACAGTAACGGACACGGTGAAATGCTTGTGCAAGCCGCTTGGGTGGCAATCATCCACGATTGAGGACTACACAGGGAGTAACATCATGCTCTGGCATGTGTCTTTTCCTCTCGGTACCAATCCTCAAGAGGAGGATGTGCTCACGATCAAAGGGCAAAAGATGACTGTGCAAAAGGTGTATATCCCTAAATCTTATGCTGTCTTTGATGAAGTAGAGGCAAGCGGAGTGAAAGCATGATCTTGAGAAGTGACTCATCTGGCATAGATAAGATTATAGCTCGTGTCAGGCAAGCTCAATCTGAATTACCGCGTGTGACTAAGGAAGCTGCGCAACGCATAGGCGACACAGTAGGTAAACAGCTATCCGATGCTGCTCCGAAAGGCAAGAACGCAGGTCCACCACCATCGGGAGATGGACCAGGACGACTTTCGAACTCGTTCTCGCCCAAAGTCACACAAAAAGGACTAGGCGCTCAACTGCTGCTCACGACGAGCCAGCCATTCAAGCTCAAAATCATCACTGGGGGAAGAAAGGTAGTCGTTCCAGTCAACAAAAAGGTGCTCATGTGGCCTGGATTACCGCACCCGGTAAAGCGTTCAAGTGCCACTAAAGCCAATGATTTTGTCTCACCAGTCATGAATAAAAGACGCGATGTGGTGAAAGCTGAGATGGATAAGGCGATACAAGAGATCAAAAGTATCATAGGCGGTTAATATGCCACTTAGAAGCGTAAATAATCCGAACGTTGATATAGCGATTATGGCTCTTCTCAAGAGCATATTGCCGACTGGTACACAGCTAGCCGCTTCGAGCCAATCAGGAACGGGTGACGAGCTCATATTCATACAAGAGAAGTACAAGATGTCGCTTGTTCTCAGGCAAGATACACCTACATCGGCTGTAAACATCTCAGCTAGTACACCACAGGAATACACGCTAGAAGCTCAAAGATCGTACTCGGGACTACTAGCAATAGATGTATCCTACTACAAAAAGTGGACAGGCAATGTAGAGGACATAGATACGCAATGGAGTGAGATTTGCACGGATTTAGAGCGTATGAAGGCAAATATAGAAGAGCAAGATGCAATTGAGTATTCAGGTGCAAATCACACCATTAGCCTAGAAAAGATAGCTATCTCACCATATGATGCACAATTTGACGATAGCATACCAGGGATAACACCGATAAAGCGTGTGATGACGCTTACCTATAATCTTTTGCCCTACGGGGCCTAGGAGGTTCATATGCCAGATATACCAGAGGGAATGGCACCTGCACGCTACAAAGGCCATGGCGTGGGGCTTAGGGAAGGCAACTACTACAACACTGATGGCTCGAAGCGCAAAAGGCTTGTTGATGGGACGCCTGTGGACAATCTCTCACTTGAGCCCGGTGACGAGCTGCTTCTACAAGATGAGGACGTGTACGGGAAAACCTTGCTCTTTGATCCACAAGGCAACAGACAGCCGCTCTATCTCGGTCTAGGGCGTGTTGTTAAACCAGAACATGCAGACCTCTCAGATAAAGAGCGTGCTGAGCTTGGCTATGAGCGCCACCTTGGAAGGCCTGATTTTGAGCCTATAGAGCCTCTTGAGAAGTTTTTGAAGCGACGTGAGAAGGCAGGAAAGAAGGAAAAACCCAAGGAAGTCCCTCAATCCGTCGTTGTAGGGCAACCCGCTAACGTCTCTGCTGAGCAGGGAGAAAGTGAGGAGAGCTAATGACAGCACCATTAGTTCCCTTTAGAGGATCGAACTTTTATGCAGGCTTCTCAGAGGAGACTGTACCGGGTACACCAGTTGCACCTTCTATCTTCCCCAGATGGCGAAATGGGACAAAAGTCGAAATAGCTGCTGACTTCTCTGAGGAGAAAGAAGGCGATGGGAGTAGACGTACAACCCTGCTCATCAAAACAGGCTCAAAGGTCAAGATAACGCTAGTTAGCTCTCTCAGGCCCAATGAGCGCGGCTATTTTGAGAAATGGGCGCAAGGTGCAAGTTCAGATACCTACACGGCCCCGGCCGTATCTACCACACTAGCAGGCGCTACACTGGCAAATGCAACGAGTGTTACTGTTCACGCGAATACAGGACTCACGGGAAGTGGAACGATTGCGCTTGTACTTGAGCCAGGAACAGCTACGGAAGAGATAGCCATTTTTACTATCCCTGCTACGGGTGGCTCCGATCCGTTCACTCTTGCGGTTGATCCTTCCTACAATGGCGGTCATCTCAAGCTTGCTCATGCGAATAGTGGTGCGGTGAAATCCAAGGCTACTCACACGATCCCAGATGGCAATGAAGGCCCGTATGTCACTGCTGAGTTCGGCTTCGGCAACCTCTTCTCAGCAGGCGGAACCGCTATTCGTGTCCGCTCGTGCAAAGTCAACAAATTCACGACTGAAGGTGAAAAAGGCAAGATCTTGATGGATACGATTGAGATGATCGGCATTGTCTCAACTGTCCAAGGGAGTCCTGCTACTGTCACACTTGAGCAACATGGTCCGTTCATTTTCTACCAAGGTGCCTACACAGTCGATGGGAACAGCACAGCACAGGCCTTGCGCAAATTCAGCTTGGAACGAAACAACAACGTGGATGATGATACGCAAGGTGAAGGTCTCAACCCGACGTGCTTGATATTCACAGATCTTGATGTGAAGCTCAAATACAGTCTTATCCTTACCAGCTTTTCACCGATTTATAAGACCTTCTTTGGTTCTACTACAGGTACAACCGACTCAACCCAAGTCGGCTTAGGCAGTTTTAACGCACTTTTCACGCAACCCGATACGCTCAACACCCTTGCCTACAACATACTCACGGTCGGCTATACCAATACTCCCTGGCCTGATGCACAAGAGGATGGCAAGCACTGGGATTTAGACGTGGAAGGAACGAGCGTGGTTGTCCCACCTTCTGGTAGTGGTCCGAACAATGCCTACAAATTGCAAACGACCCTTACCAATACTCAGTACGGAGCTTACTAACTATGGGAAAAATAATATCAGACGAGGCAATAGAAGAGATAGCTGCACTTGAAGACTACAAGAGAAACGGAACTGAAGCCGCATTCAAGCGATTAAAACAGGCTAGAGAGGCTAACATGCCAGTGCAAGCACCAAAGGTCGTCAATGCGGACGAGGTAGTCAGGGAGACGATGCACATTCAGCTCTTCTGCTACAAGGACGAGCCTCTTGTTATGGACAATGGGGAACCATTGCTAGATAAGCAAGGCAATCAACGCGTAGGGCGCGTGGAAGCAGGCACGAGAACTGCCAAAATCAAGAACATTGCACCGATCGATGTCTATACGCAGGCCATGACTATCTTTAGCAATCTTGAAAGCGCCTCACTCAATTCTCTCAGCAAAGAGCAAATTGACAGCATGGTAGATCTCATTCTGCAATGCTGGCAAATCTCAGAGCCTTGGATGACCAAAGAGGAGCTTACAGAAGGTATTGACGGATTACGCTTGATCAATCTCTTCACGCGTTTTTTCTTTCAGGAGAGCCCCCAATCGAGCAGCAAAGCCTAGCTCGAAGGCAATATAACGCAAAAGGGGTAAGCTCTCCTATTGTTGTAGACAGCGTTCCTGTAGACCCTAATTGTGATTGGGGACCACAAGAAATCCAGAATGCCATAGCTCAAGCATACGAGCTAGAAGAGGAGGACCCAGACGCGGCTAGACACCTGCTAGCCCAAGCCACCGCGATGAAAGCCAAGCTAGAAGGCGCTGAGAAGGCCAACACGGTACTTGAGCCGTTCGACCCGATGCGTACCAAGGCTCGACTGCTCTATCACTACAGGGGCCTCACATGGCACGCACTCAAGGAGATGGATCACAGAGAATACTTCGGCTTTGTCCGAGAGCTCAGCATCATTTTGAGTGAGCAACAAGGGCCTACGAAGCCACCCAAAGAGCAGAGTCAAGCTGAAGCACAGGCAGTGCTCAACCAGTTCCCACAACCAGAGATCTATACAGGCGAAACGATACAGCTAGTCTAAAAGAGGCAACATGGCAGACGATACGATTTGGAAACTTGATATACAGCCCGGCAATTCGCAAGCAACCCTCGACAACTTTGCGAATAGCCTCAATATGGTCAAGGACCGGATCGGCCAAGTAGGTCAAGCTGGCGAGAATTTCGAGAAGCTGGCAACCTTCCAAACAAAAGCCTCTGAAGCGGCTGCAAAGCTCCAAGTTGCCCAAGCCAAAGCTGCTGAAGCTCTTCAGAAAGCGAACGCGCTAGCTAACTCAGGGACTGCTAGTGCTGAGAAGATAGCCACTGCACAAGCCAATGCTGCTCTTGCTGCCGCACGTGTCGAGACAGCCGAGAACAATCTCAGCAAAGCCATGAACAAGGTACAGGCTGAAGGCGATAGGCTAGCGACGGCGATGAAAGAAGACGCTGAAGCTGCTCTGAATACTTCCACAGCTATGGATACTCTGAGGAATGTCTCTGCAAAAGTTGGGGAAGGATTGCAGTCGGCTATCACGTGGATGGGAGACTTTGCCAGTAAGGCGATGTCCTCGGCTAGTGAGTTTGTGTCGAGCTTCCAAAGTGTTGACACTGAGATGACCGTTGTTGAGGAGAAGGCTCAAGAGTCAGCAGGTGGGATGATATCAGGCTTTCAAGAGGCTGGTAGCGGCATCATGGGAGCCATGGGAGAGGCTGGACTAGCTATCATGGGCGTACAAATGGCTGCTCAGATGGTAGGAAGTGCTATCCAGTCGATTATCGGGCCAGCAGAACAATATCAAGAAATCCTCAAGCAGACTGATGATGTAATCAAGAGTACAGGT